GACAAAGAGGAGTATGGTACACTATGAAAGCTCAAGAACAAGACATCGTTGAAGTACTTAGAACAATGCGTCCCACACTAGCGCCTTATTGGACTGGTCTTTTAAACGATGCTGCTGATGAGATCGTTAAACTTAGAACTAAAATACAGGAGTTAGAGGAGTACAGCTATGTCGTCAGCCAGCTACCCTGATAATGTGAACAGTCCTTTGCACTATAACTCAGGAGATATAGAATGCATTGATGCTATACTGGCATCCATGAGCCACTTGGAACAATGTGGTTACTTAAAAGGCAACTCAATGAAATACTTATGGCGCTATAGATACAAGGGGCATATGCTAGAAGACTTAGAGAAAAGCATATGGTACACTGAAAAATTAATTGAGGTTATAAAAGAGTATGAGAACAGTAAGTGATGTTGTAGATAAGTATCTTAGTCTGCCACAGTTTACTATAGCTATTCGCCGTGATGCTACTCGCAATCAGTATGCGTACCTACTGCGTAAGCTATGTGACCTGACCTACAATGACAAGCCCGTAGGTACTATACCTATAGATAAACTTAAACCATCTACATGCCAAGACTTATACTATCTAATGATCGAGCAGTCACAGGGTGAGGGTGTACGCCTTGCTAACTACACAGTACAGGTAGCAGTGCGAGCATGGAACGTGTTAATTAAACACGACCTGCTAGACAGGAACCCTTGGTCCTTAGTGGAGAGGATGCAAGCTGCGCCACGACATACTGTGTGGACTAACGCAGACTTTGAAAGCATACTCAAGATTGCTTTCGCTGATAGCAAGTGGAGAAACATTGGCCTACTCATTCGTATCAATGCAGAGTTAGGTCAACGTGCTGGGGATATGCGCTTAGTACAATGGATCAATCTAGATTTAGAGCAACAGCTATACATACGAGAGTCCATTGAAAAAACTAGAGAACATATCCCCGGCATCCCCATATCAGATAACCTTAAGCGTATGATCATAAATCAAAAGGAGTACTATGGCTTTCAACCTTGGGTTGTACCCAATCCTAATACTATGGAGCCTTACACTGAGAGTGGATTACGCCATACATTCAGGAGGTTAGCAAGGGAAGCTAACATATCAGATAAGCTACAGTTCAGGGACATACGTCGAACTGTGCTGACTGACTTGGCTAATCATGGTGCTACGGATAACGAGATGATGTCCTTCAGTGGGCACAAGAGTCGTGCTAGTCTCACTCCTTACACTAGGATCAGTGTTGATCAGGCTAGGAACGCAGCAACTAAAAGAAACTTTCAACTTAATGAATGAGGTGTAACATGAAAAAGAGAACACCAACTCACGATCTTAGTTGGTACATCAAGTGGCTGGCTACGTTTACAATTATTGTTGGGGCAGTGTTTAACTCCTACGATATTGAACCTTACAATCTTTTCATTATGTCAGCAGGTGTGTCGCTATGGTTGTGTGTTGGTCTGCTATGGTTTGATCGTGCATTGATTGTATTGAACTCTGCTATACTTGTGATATACTTCAGTGGAATTATAATGCACTTCGGTTATAGGTAGGCTATGTCCTTACAAGAAACTCTAGACCAGATATCTTTACAGGTAGATGGCACCACTCACAGAGGTGACTGTCCTTTGTGTGGTGGTAGGAATACCTTTACAGTTACAAGAAGCATAGGAGGTATGCTGTATAACTGCTATAAGAATACGTGTAACATTTCAGGTAGGTCAGACAGACCTATAACACTTGCTGACTTACAACACATGAGACACACTAAAGAAAAGAAAGTTACTTCTTTAGTTGAGCCTAGCTCATGGACACGAGCGCACCCCACAATGAATGTGTGGCTAAAACAATATGACTTGAATGCTAATCGTGTAGACACTAGGTATGATGTAAAGGAAGATCGTGTTGTCTTCTTAGTTAAAAAGGAGAGGAAGATTGTCGATGCTACTGGCAGAGCTATGGGTTGCAGCCCTTATGTCTCGAAGTGGAAACGCTACGGAGAAACGCAAGTCCCCTACGTATACGGCGAGGGTTCGGTGGCGGTGGTGGTGGAGGATTGTGTCTCAGCCAGCGTGGTTGGCGAGATGGAAAATATGGTAGGCTTTGCTTTGTTAGGCACCAACCTACTGGACTCTTACATAGAGTTTCTTAAACCTTACTCTAAGATTGTAGTTGCACTTGACCCTGACGCTAAACGTAAGACGTTAAGTATTACTTCAACACTTAGGTCTACGTTTCCAGATGTCTTTGCGTTGAACTTACATGACGATATTAAATATAGGTTGCCATTAGACATGGCTTATTTGAGGAAGTTTGCAGGATGAGTATGGAATTAGGCTTGATGAAGACGCTCTTGAACCAAGAGTTTTATACCAACAACAAAGTGTTCGCTAGACAGGGTGTCTTTCGATCAAAGGAAACTAAGTCGATCAAGCGTATCCTTGATGATGCTATGTTTAAATACAAGGAAGACTTAGGTACTGATGATCTAGAGGCACTGTTCTTTACTGCTAATCCTGTACTGACTTCTGCTCAGAAGGATGTGTACCGCAGTATCTTTCAGAAGATTGGTGTGCAGCAGCCGCTGTCTAAGGAGGTAGCACATGACGTTCTAACACAGCTAAACCGTGAGGCATCTGCTGATGAGTTGGCTGACCTGTCGTTTAAGATATCCAATGGTGAGATCACATCGTTGCATCCAGTACGTGAGTTCATTGATCAACATGCAGATAACTTTACCCCTTCCCTACGGGTAGACTTTGAGCCTATTGATATCGAACACTTACTTACACAGAATGATCTAGAGTTTAAGTGGGGTATCAACATACCTACCCTAGCGCAGATGATACCGGGAGTTAATGCAGGGCAGTTGATTGTTGCTGCTGCTCGACCTAACACAGGTAAGACCAGCAGTCATGCTAGTTTATGTGCTGGACCCGGTGGTTTCATTGAGCAAGGGGCACGTGTTATGGTGCTTGCCAATGAAGAACGTGCAACCCGTGTAGCTAGTAGATACTTAACTGCTTGCTGTGGCATGTCGTTACAAGAAATTAGAAACAATAAGGAACAAGCAGAGAAGCGTATTGCTTTACTTAAAGATAACCTGTTTATATCTGACGCCACTGGCTGGGACATGGACAGGTTAGAGGGCGCAGTTAAGGCGTACCAACCAGACATTCTAATTGCTGACATGGCTGATAAGTTTTTGCCCGGAGGTACGTTCACTGCTGGGCATGAGCAACTCAAGGCTACCTACATTAGGTTGCGTATCGTTGGTAAGGAATACAACACAGCTATCTTTGCTATGTCTCAGTTGTCTGCTGAAGCAGAGGGTAAGGTCAATGCAAGTATGTCTATGCTTGAAGGATCGAAAACAGGTAAGGCATCTGAAGCTGACCTCTTGATATGTATCACTAGCAACCCCATGTTTGAAGGACAGGATGATGAGGACTGGACGAGACACTGGTGTGTAGTTAAGAACAAACTAACTGGTCGTCACGGTAAAGTTTCTACGATACTTGATCCGCTAACAGCGAGGTATGAAGCGTAATGAAACTCACGATTGATCTAGAAAACACAGCATGTAAGTCCCCCGAGGGCAAGCTTATGCTGGACCCTTTCACTGAGGGTAACGAGTTGGTACTTGTCTGTGCCAAGACAGATTCAGGTGTTGAACACCAGTTCTGGTTTAACCACAAGGAGATAGAGTACAGCAACGATTCACACATTGCCTTGCAAGCGTTACTGGATGAGGCAACTGTCCTTATCTGTCACAATGCACAGCATGAACTGATCTGGCTGTGGGAGTGTGGCTTCAAGTATGATGGCCCTGTCTTTGATACACTACTGGTAGAGTATGTACTGCAACGGTCAGTGAAGCAGCCGTTGTCTCTTGACGCAGTAGCTGAGAGGTATGAGCTATCTAATCAGAAGCTAGGTACCCTATCAGAGTACTTGAAGAAGGGCGTTACTGTTGACGCTGTACCTAAAGATGAACTGCTTGCGTATTGTTTACAAGATGTACGTAGTACCCAAGAACTATCCGATACACTTCGTAAGAAGATGTTCAGTACAACGTACAATTCTCTGCTTCCTATCATAGACTTAACTAATGATATGTGTGTGCTACTTGCCCGTGTGTATCAGCGTGGCTTTAAGGTTAGTCTTGATGTACTAGAGGATGTTCGTAAGGAGTTTACTGAAGAGCGTGCTGTGCTACTAGCTTCCCTTGAAGAACAGGTACACAAGCTTATGGGAGATACACCGATTAATCTCTCCTCTCCAGAACAATTGAGCAGAGTAATCTACAGTCGTAAGCCTAAAGATAAAACTACATGGGCATCTCTCTTCCCTATGTACACTAAGAAGAAAGAGTTCTATTCTATTGTAGATAAAAACAGTGACGTTATATACAAGACCCAAGTGTTTCAGTGTACTACATGTCAGGGCAGGGGCTACTCGTTCCCTAGAAAGAAAGATGGTAGCAAGGGCAAGGCCAAGCGGCGTTGTGTTAAGTGTGATACTGCTGGTGTAATCTTTGTACCTAATAACAAAGTGGCTGGGTTAAAGTTTAGTCCCAGTGCTAATTCTTTTATTGCTGCTCATGGATTTAAGACAGACAAAAGAACTCTGGAGTTCCTTGAAAAGGTATCTGTCAGTAACAACATGGAAGCTGCTAGAGACTTCCTATTCAAAGTAAGGAGGCTCTCTGCACTAGACACTTACCTATCGGCTTTCGTAGATGGCATACAAACCTTTACTAAAGCAGATGGTAGGCTTCACGTTCGTATGACACAGCATAGGACCAGTACTGGTAGGCTTGCTTCTGATTCACCTAACCTACACAACATGCCACGAGGCAACACATTTCCTATCAAGAAAGTGTTTACTTCTAGGTGGGATAATGGTACGGTACTTGAGGCAGACTTTGCTCAGTTGGAGTTCAGAGTTGCAGCAGAGTTAAGCAAAGACAAGATCGCTATAGAAGAAATACAGACAGGCTTTGATGTGCATAGTTATACTGCTTCTATTATCACTAAGGCTGGTCAGAAAATTACAAGGCAACAGGCTAAGGAACATACCTTTGCTCCTTTGTTTGGTGCAACAGGCTTCGGACGTACACCTTCTGAAGCTTCCTACTACGAGAACTTCCTAGTTAAATACAAGGGTATTGCATCATGGCATGGCAATCTAGCTAATGAGGTTATGACACATGGCTACGTAACAACACCTTCGGGTAGACAGTTTGAGTTTCCTAACACAAAGCGTCTAGCCTCTGGTAAGATTACAAACTTTACAATGGTTAAAAATTATCCTGTGCAATCCTTTGCTGCAGACATTGTTCAGACTACGTTACTCTTGCTCGAAAGAAATATGCGGTTGAAAAACCTCAAGAGTATTTTAGTAAACAGTGTACATGATAGTGCTGTCATTGATGTGTACCCTAACGAAGAAGCTACTGTAGTTAAGACGGTAGAAGAAACTATGGAACAATTACCCTCAACAATACATGCTAGGTTCAACAAGTCACTAGATGTTCCGCTTGTACTTGAACCTAAGACAGGAAAAAACTGGATGGATATGAAAGATATAGCTTGAAACTTTACACTAAATGAGTATACTGGTGTTCCTTTTACATATGGAGAATTAAATGAATAACATCGTAACCCTAGACACGAACAACAACTTCGACAGTATGGCAGAAGCAATGGGTATTGCTGTTAAAACCTCTGCTGCTACTGAATCATCCGGCTCAACCCTAGCTCGACTGCGTATTTGGCATCAGTCAATCATGGGCACTGAGCAAGTTAAGGGTAAGTCACGACAGGTTGAGGTAGTGCCCGGAGGTACCTACCGATTGCAAGACCCCAATGGGGACTTTATCTACGCTGATAAGATATCTTTCAAACCTTTCCTTCAGCAGTTTTTCTACAGTCGCTATGTTCCATACGTTAAGCCTGATGAGCAAGGACGTAAGGGACGCTTTGTCAAGTCTGTTATGGTGGGGCAGTCACAGTTTGGTCGTGACGATCTTATCGATACTGATGGCAAGGTAAACTGTGGTCGTCCTGCTGGATACATCAAGAACTGGGGTGATCTACCCGAGGCCCAGCAGAAACTTATCATGTCAGTTAAACGAGTACGTGCTTTGTTAGGTACAGTTACACTGCATGATGCTGTAGACAATACAGGTGAACCTGTTTCAGCAGATAAAGATATCCCTGTCATCTGGGAAATTGATAACAAGGATGCGTTCAAGACTATCGGTCAGTCAGTAGATAAGTTTGCTTCTAACCGTAGATTGCTACCCCAGCATACACTTGAACTAACTACTACTGGTGAGGCAATGGCTAATGGTAACATGATCTACAAGCCTGTTGTAACTGTAGACTTTACTGCTACCCTTCCTCTAGGAGATGAAGAGAAAGACCTGTTCGCTAACTTTAAGTCTTGGGTACTTAACATTAACCAAGGCGTGAAGAAGGCTCATGATCTTAAGGCATCTAACGATATGTCTCAGGAGGATGAAGACACAGTGAATGGTTTCATTGATATCTCTGACGCAACTGAAGTTGCTTAGTTTATCATGGAGCATGTAGCAGAACTAGCAGTACATAGTTATCTAGAACAGGTAACTACCAATAAGAAAACTATGTCAGAGGAAAACATACGTCAGATTGCTGATGACGTAGCTAAGTCTTTGCGTAGGCAGTTCTGTGAACGGCGTGGTGGTACGGGGGGTTTTACCCTCCGTGCTTCCAACGTAGGTAGACCTGCTTGTCAGTTGTGGTACCAGAAGAATCACCCAGAGAAAGAAGAACCCTTACACACTACCTTCCTAGTGCGTATGGTCTTTGGGGATATGGTAGAGGCTTTGTTCAAAGGTCTTCTAAGAGAGGCTAATGTTAGTTACAAAGATTCTAAGCGTATCCAAGCTAAGATTGGTAACACAGATATCTCTGGTGAGTATGACTTAATTGTTGACGGTGCAGTAGATGACATTAAATCTACTAGCCC